CCTTGGCGTGAGTATCGTCTCTCACACGAGGACTATTACCGCTACATCTCATACATTAACGAGGATGACTACGAATGACTAACATCGACTATCTCAAACAACAACTAGAGTATGCTGAAGAGCAGCTTATGATTGCTGATGACATGTACTCCAAGCTAACATGGGGCAACAGGTGTGATACACTTGAGGCTGCACTACTTGATGCGGAGGTTGCATGATGTACACTACCCAAGAACTCAAAGAGTTAGAGGCTACAGCTATTCGTGACCGTCAACGTGGCCTGCTCACAAGGACACAATTACTCAACATCATCCATCGACTTGATCGCATCTCTCATCATGAAGTATCAACTCCCAAGTGATATTATTGTGGGACAATACCTGCAGTATTTCACACTCATAGTGGCTGCATCTATAGCCTTTGTCTATACTTGTGGCTACACATTTGGTCTCTTTGTTCATCAACTAAACAACACATGTACGCAGTTCTTCAAGACAACGAAGTCATTGATTACTTTCGTGACAAAGACGAGGCTGAGTATGTCGCCTTTGAGCAGTTTGAACTAGGTTACACAGAAGGTCTGTATGTTGTAGAAATCATCAGCAAGTACGACTAACCATGTACACAACTCACCAAGGTCTTCGTGAATTCGAAGTTACCCTTCGTTCAGGTGTTTGGTATCTCCTAGCACCCGATTCAGAGCAGGCTGCATGGCGTGCTCTTGAATTGTCCCGTGAACGTAACGACCAACTACTGAATGTCAAACAAACCGATGAGTGGAACTAAAATGTACCGCATCAGATCACAATCTCGTGATGGTTATCCTGACTCACATGGTTACTACGAAACCCGTGAGGAGGCAATGGATGTAGCTAATGAACTACGCAGCCACTACTGCAATCGCAACATTAAATACTGGATCATTGAGGTTAATTGATGTCTAAGAAGGATTACTATCCCAACAACTGGCAAGAATACAAGGACTCACCCGATGATTTCTTTGTACCTCATACATTCGAGGAGGTTATGTCATGGAAGGTCGGTGGCTGGGAGCTACCGTCGTCTGTAGAGTGCATCATCAGGGTTACAGACCTAAAGACCCACAAGGTCACAGAACACACCTATCAGAGGCGCTCAGCGGCGCAGAACAAGGTCAATCAACTCATTGATCGTGGTGATGTAGAGTTCACAGTATGTGACCACGACTCCATCCACTTCATCTCTCCTTCCAACATCGAATCCTGAATTATGTCTATCATCACTGTTGCTGAGTATCACGAACTGATCGAGGACTATCCTGAGCTTGACACTGTGTGTCTGGATGAGGTTCTTATTGATGACTTTCACACTCACGATTGCGAATAATTATTAATGGCAACACCTGCACAGATTGATGAGCAAGTACAGCTTGAACGTGACCAAATACGTCAAGGACTCAAGCGACTAAGGGATAACACTGACGCACTACAACAACGTAGCTATGCATCAGCTACTGTGTATGGTGTCGCATCTATCGACATGCTTCTACCCATATTGGTAAAGCGTATTGAAGATACGAATCACCGCATACATGAAAGGAAGAATGGTGTTGCATTTAAAGAGATTGCACAATATCTCAGCGATCTTGAGCCACTCGCTGCTGCTGCTATTGCTCTTAAGTTAACCTTTGATAAGATCTTTAGTTTTAAGCAAGGTAGCAATGTCTTAACGAATGTATGCGATGCAATCGGTTCTGCTGTTGAGGATGAATGCCAGATGCGGTACTACGAACGGTGTGCACCTGGTCTTCTGAATACGCTAAAGAAGAACTACTGGCACAAATCGTCCGGCACCAAACAGCGTCTAACATCTATCCAAACGCTGATGAATCGCAAGGACATCCAGCGGTGGCAGGCATGGGGCAGGGCTAACCGAATTAAGCTAGGTAGTTGGCTCCTAGATTGTATCATTGCATCATCACAATTCAATAACTCTTCTGGGTGGTTTAAAAAGGACATGCGTCAAGAAGGACGCAAACGCGTTAATTACATTATACCTACACCTGAATTTCTTGCTATCAAGGATAAGGTGATGTCTGATGCTGAGCTATTCGCCCCACTTGCTTGGCCGATGTTAATTGAGCCCAATGACTGGACTAATGAGCGGGCGGGTGGTTACCTGCTGAATGAGGTAATGCGTGGCCATGACATGGTTCGTAGAGGCAATAAGGGGTGTATACAGGGAGAAACACCCATTGACTTTCTGAATAAGATTCAGAAGGTTGCCTTCACTCTAAACCCGTTTACAGTACAAGTTGCTGAAGAACTAGAGAGGTTAGGTAGAGAGGTTGGTAAGTTTCTACCTGTTGTGCAGCATGAGCTACCACCCAAGCCTGTTGACATTGCCGAGAACCGAGAGGCTCGGAAGGCATACAACAGAGCAGCCACTCATGTACAAGATCTTCAACATCAAGAGCACACGAAATCTTGTCGTACTCGGATGACAATGGAGGCAGTGAGGAGGTTCAAGGACGTAGATAAATTCTACATACCTTGGAGCTTTGACTATAGAGGAAGAGCTTATCCTATTCCTGCCTTTCTTACTCCTCAAGATACAGACTTTGGAAAAAGTCTATTAGTATTTGCTGATGGGTCTTACATGACACCTGAAGCTGAGGACTGGTTAGCCTTTCAAGTAGCTACTACATTTGGGCTTGATAAAGCACCAATGACTGAGCGACTAAAATGGGCAAGGAATAACCATGAATTGTTCACACTCATATCGCAAGATCCCGTTGGTAATTTACCATTGTGGGAAGGTGTTGAGGAACCTTGGCAGTTCTTAGCAGCAGCTGAGGAGTACTATCATTGTGTCGTACTTGCCGATAGGCAGTTCACACGTCTTATGGTAGCTACTGATGCAACATGTAGTGGTCTTCAGATCCTTGCAGGATTAGCAAGGGATAAGTCAACAGCACGTCTTGTTAATGTATTACCTAGTGATAAACCACAGGATGCATACAAGGTTGTGTCTGAAGAAGCGACACCTTACTGTCCTGAGTCTATCCAACCTTACATGGATAGAAAGGTAGTAAAGCGTGTCGTAATGACTGTTCCTTACAACGCTAAACCTTTTTCTAATCGCGGTTACATCCGTGAAGCATTAGCTGAGAAGGGTGTCGAAATTAGTAAGGAGGATCTAACCAAAACAGTTAAGGCAGTTCGTAATGCCATGGACGTTATTGTTCCCGGTCCTATGGCTGTCATGAAATGGATTGAAGATGAGGTAGCTACTGCAATCAAATCTGGTAAAGAGCACCTTGAATGGGCAACACCTTCAGGGTTTGTTGTACATCAGAAGCTCAACAAGAAGAACGTAGTGCGACTGCAATTGCAATTACTTGGGGCTTGTGAAATCTATGCAGCAGTAGGTGATAAAGATGAGGTTGATCTCAACCATCACAAGAACGCAACAGCTCCCAACCTAATCCATAGTTTGGATGCAAGTCTCCTACACCTAAGTGCATTACGCTTTGACGCACCTATTGCTCTCATTCACGATTCTGTGTTGTGTCGTGCAACGGACATGTCAACCCTTTCTACCATTGTTAGAGAGACCTACATGCACCTGTTCGCAGAGCATGATTACCTAAAAGACTTTGCTTCACAGATTGGAGCAGAGACTGACCCACCGATCATTGGAGACCTTGAACCGGAATCCGTGATTGAATCCACCTATTTCTTTTGTTAATGGCAAACCAAATTCACGTCACTCAAGAGCCCGTCCTGTTGGAGGGCTATCAGGCAATCCTAAAGCCAAGTAAGTTTGGCTACTCGTTGTCTGCTATTGTCGATCAGTCGTTGATCGAACGCCTTGAAGATGACCGCAACGACTCAATCAAATGGGCTGAGTCGAAACTCAAGAACCCTAAGCGTTCCACTCTCAAGCCTGAGCCTTGGGAGGAGGTGTCTGAGGGTAAGTATAAAGTTAAGTTCTCTTGGAATGAAGACACACGTCCGCCCGTGGTGGATACAGAAGGCACACCCATCACTGATGACACCACGCCCGTATATAGTGGCAGCACCGTTAAACTTGCGTTCAGGCAAAAGCCTTACATCCTCCGTGATGGTGTCACCTATGGCACAAGTCTCAAGCTTGTCGGAATCCAACTTGTTACCATCAACGGTGGTGCAGGAGTTGATACTGGCGACCTTGGAGAGACTGAGGTTGCGGCTCTCTTCGGTCAAACGAAGGGCTTCAAAGCTTCTGAACCTAACGTGACTGCAACACCTGCTGTAGAGGTTGACGATTTCTAATCATGAAGTTCCGCTCCAAATTGGAAGAGCAGGTAGCCGACTTGCTCTCCACTTTGGGAGTTACCTTTGAATACGAATCAACTAAAGTTCCTTACGTTCTTCAATGCAACTACACACCCGACTTTCTTTTACCGAATGGTGTCTATCTAGAGACCAAGGGCGAACTGACCGAACAGGACAGACGCAAGATGAAAGCAGTGAAGAAACAAAATCCCGAATTAGATATTCGGTTCGTCTTTCAAGCTCCCTACAATAAACTCTACAAAGG